TGTCAACGACTAACACGCTTTCACTTGCGGTCATTTCCATGCTTTCTACTTCGATATCATCTGTATGTGTTTCTTCAATCACAACAACTGATCCCTCTTCCGGAGGTCCTTCAGCCACATACTCAATTGTGCTTCTACGCTTCACCATGGGCGACGCTGCTACTGCTCGTCCTCTCCCATCTGTTAATACAGTCGGTTCAGGTTGTACAGGGCTATTCTGCGTTATGCCTGTAATGCTAATACCTAATGGAAAAATTCCATAGTGTTCACAAAACGTACATGTCGGCAGCGGGCTAGCCTCATACACTCTCGTATTCAAAAAACGCACACTCATTAATACTTCTATCTTTGGTGACGCTACTTCTCCAACCTTTAAAACATTCTGCACAGATATCATAGCTGTACCTAAAGAGTAATTTTGCACTTGATCAAAAGCGCCAGCTCCCTGCCAAGTTCTTAAAAACTCGGTGGCTGCATTATACTCTATTATAGTACTTGCCACACTCTGTGTGGGTGTAAAATCTAATTTTACGTTGTTGAAAAGGTTTCTTTCATCTTGATTCATTCCTGGGGCTCCATACGCTGTTGTCAACGCCAATCTTCCTGAGTGAAATCCTGTCTTCGCTACCCTAAGTGTTATCTCAATATCTGATCTCCAAAACATAAACTGATTTAACAGTCCTACATTAAATGGCAACATCAAATAACTATCTTCTTCTCCTGCCAAAGGCGGGGTCCAAAGGAGACTATTCAAAGGGAACGTTAACAAAACGTCACCTGGTCCATTATTTCCACTCCATTCAAAAACTCGTGAATAGCCTGGTCGAGAAACCAAGCTTTGTATGTTCGATTCCCCTACTGGGAATACACTCAAATGTTCTCTATTCATTTGCTGTGGGTGCAACTGAAGTGCTACTGTTGGTTCAACTCCATTACTTTTGCTCATGCTTGAAAAAGCCTGATGAAATGGGATAGATCCTCCTACTAGAGGTGGATTATCCATAGGCATAGGTAAATCTAATTTTCCTTCAGCAGACTGATCAGTATTCGTTCCTGCTACATTCTGTATAGGCATGTCTCCTGCTACTCCACTCACGTTATATTCATA